CTGCATTTACTACTGCTGCTGCAACAATGGCATCAAACCCAAACTCCAAAACTGTGATGGTATCTACGCCTAATGGTAGAGACGAGTTGTATTATAATACTTACAGACAAGCACTTAGTAAAGAAAACAACTTTGTCGCTGTACAGTTCCGTTGGTATCAAGACCCTCGTTTTAACAAATATCTTGTTTGGAAAAAGAAGAATGAGGATACAGGTGAATGGATGTTCGACCAAGACCCAATTATTGACGAGGAAGGTGGAATACCATATAATGAAGAAAGATGGGCAAAACTTGAGCATGAAGGTTGGAAGCCATCTGCACCTTGGTACGATGAAATGTGTAAGCAGTTCAACAATGACTCAATGAAAATCGCCCAAGAGCTTGATGTATCGTTCATGGGTTCTGCCGACAACGTTGTTGCACCTGAGTACATTGAAATGCAAGAGAAACTTAACACAAGAGAGCCACTTGCTGATTATGCTGACCCATTGGTTGAAGAAACTTGGTTTTGGAAGAAACCAATCGAAGGACACCGTTATATTCTTGCATGTGACCCATCAAGAGGCGTGTCTGCCGATAGAACAGCCATCGAGATAATTGATATGGATGGTAGGGATGAAAATGGACTACCAATTATTGAGCAAGTTGCTGAATATGTGGGTAAAAAGCTTGGTGATGACATCGGAGCTTTATGCGTACAATATGCCACATTATATAACGATGCATTCGTTGTGGTTGATTGTACTGGTGGTCAAGGTGATGCTGCTATATTGACAATGTTACAATTGGGATATAAGAATCTTTACTATGAGGATTCTAACCAGAAGATGTATACTGTTCAGAGGTCAACAAAGAACTATGACGGATATACAGATAAACTTCCAGGTTTCCACTTCCAAGGAAATCGTTACCCAGTACTTGCTAACTTTGCAGGTCTAGTCCGTAACAATGAGTTTAAGATTCGTTCAGCTAGGGTTATCAATGAGCTTGAGACTTGGATATTCAAGGGAGAAAATGCTAGAATCGACCACCAAGAGGGTGCTCACGATGATACGCTTACATCATTGGCAATGGGATTGTTCGTTATGCAGTTTACATTAAACAGAATACAAAATACAGTAAACAAGGATAAATCAATTCTTAATGCTTATATGATGTCAAATGCTATCAATATGAACAAACCAAGAATTAATTACGGAAATCCAATTACCCCTCAGAATGGTTTGCCATTCTATAATAGCAAGAATATAAACAAGATTGATTCAATACCTAATGGAAATTGCATGTGGGTCTTCGGAACTACTAGATAAAGTGATTAATCTTGATATTTATATTTGAATAATTATTTTTTATATAAAGATTAAAAATGGCTAAGAAAAGTGGAACTGTGTTTCAAGCTCTAGACAAAGCCATAACAGGTAATTGGAATCCTCAAGATACAGTTATGCCTCACGTTAATACCTATGACATGAGTGGCATGGGTAAAGATGTGATTTATAGAACTTCTGATAAGGAGGATTATCTAAGCAAGAAGCTAGAGCTTCAACAGAACAAATATTTGAAAGATAGATGGATTAAGGCAAACGTAAATTTGTCTGTCACCGCATATGCTGGCTTGAATAACGTTAAGCTTATGTATCGTGATGCAGACTTGATGGATGCCTTTCCAGAGATTGGTGCTGCCTTGGACATTGTATCTGAGGAAAGTACCATCACAAACGATAAGGGTATGATTGTCAACGTCTATTCAAAGTCAGACAGAATCAAGAGCATTCTTGAGGATTTGTTTGTGAATAGATTGAATATTCAGTTAACTGGTCAGATGATTATCCGTGCTATGTGTAAGTATGGTAATCAGTTTATGTTATTGGATGTTGATAATAAAAATGGTGTTAAAGGATGGAAACAGATGCCAGTGTTCAATATGGAAAGAATTGAAAATGGTATTCAGAATCCTTATGGAGCTGGTGCTTCAATTGCCGTTAACGGAATAACAAAGGATAATGCTGATATGAGCACACAGTTCATTTGGCTTGATGATAACAACTCACAGATTCCTTTCCGTGACTGGCAGATTGCTCACTTCAGACTTCTTACAAACTCATTGTATTTGCCTTATGGTGTAAGTTATCTTAATGCAGCACGTAGACACTGGCGTATGCTTTCACTTATGGAAGATATGATGCTCATATATCGTCTTGAGCGTTCAATTGAAAGACGTGTATATAAGATATTCGTAGGTGCTATTGATGATGCAGACGTGCAAGCTTACGTTGAGAGAATTGCAAATGAATTTAAGAGAACACCAATTGTTGACCCAATGACAGGTCAGATTGACCTTCGTAAGAACATTTTGTCAGTTGACCAAGATATTTTCATTCCAGTTCGTGATGAAAATGCTCCAACTCCTATTGATACATTGTCTGCTGCTCAAAACATGACAGCATTGGATGACATCAAGTTCGTACAGAATAAGGTGTTGACAGCATTGAGAATACCTAAGTCATTCCTTAATTTTGAGGAAGCTGCTGGTGAAGGTAAGAACCTTGCCCTTATGGATATTCGTTTTACTAGAACAGTAAACAGAATACAGCAAGCATTTTTGATGGAATTGACTAAGGTCGCATCAATTCACTTGTTCCTATTGGGATTCAATGACGAGTTAAATAATTTTACATTGTCAATGAATAATCCATCAACTCAAGCTGAAGGATTGGAGATTGAGAATATGCAGAAGAAGATTGACGCAGTTAGGGATGCGGTTAGTGACCCAGGTAATGGACTTCCAGTTATGTCTCAGACTCGTGCATTGAAACAAATTATGAAATGGTCAGAGAAAGAAATTAAAGAGAACCTTGAAGAGATACGTCTTGAGAAGGGTATCGCTGCTGAACTTGAAAAGACAACTCAAATCATCAAGAAGACTGGTATATTCGATACAGTTGATAGAATATACGGTGAACCAGGTGCCGAATACATGGATGACCAGCAAGGTCAAGGCGGCATGGGTGATGATGGAGGAATGGGAGGCGGTGGCGCAGCCCCTCCACCACCTATGGGTGGAGAAGGTGACATGGGTGGAGACCTCAACGGTTTAGGAGCACCTGGTGATGATGGCAGTGGTGGAGACATTGCTGGAGCCGAAGGTTCAATGCCAACCGCAGATATGGGTACAGACCCTAACGCACCAATGGAAGCGGTCAATAGGAATAAACCATTGATTAATGAACAGAAGAATGTTTTTGATGAATATATGAAAATGTTAAACGAGCACTCTCTTAAACCTCAAGAAGCTGCTTACAAACGTGCAGACGTTTACGACAGTGAATCATTATTGATTAATGAGGAATTCGATAAGATGATTAAAGCTTTAAATAAATTTGTTGTGAATGATTAATAAAGAGCGTGGCGAATGTCACGCTTTTTATTTGACAATGATATTTATAAGAAATAGTGTTTTAATGAAAAAATATATACTAGAATATTACGCAGGTGACCCAGATACAATGTCTGAATATGATGATAGTACCAACAAATATATTAGGTCTTGGTACTATGATAGTTCTATTGGTATTTCATTTGGCTGGTTTCAAACATCACTAGATGGAGGTAAGGAATTTGTCTCTGCTGAAGATACTTGCCATTATGCTCTAACACAAGAGATTGGGCGTAAGATTTTAGGTAAAGCAGTAAACTGTCAAGACTTTGAAGATGATGATATTGAGGGTATAGGACACGCAATTAACAACACATCTGCATTTAAGGGTAGAACATTTGATGTTCCAAAGGTAGTAACTACATGGCATAAGGTTTCTTCAGAAAAGCTATACGAAATACTTGAGAAGTTAGGCGGTGTAGAAAAGTTCCAAAACTACGAATATGTTTTTCCTAAAGAGTATGGATATGGTGAAAATGAAGAGGTTGATGCAGGACATATGAATGTAATTGACTACATCAATTCCCATGACCCATATGTTTTTCCAGGAGATATTAAACGAATGCAAATGGATATTAAAGGTTCATATTCGTTCCCAGAGTGGATGGTAGACATCGTAAGGGAATACAATAGACCTAACTCAACATTGGCAGCTAAAACAGCTAAATTGGGTAATATGACAATTGCTCAATACAATTCATTAATACACCAAGAAAGTATGGAAGGTAAAAAAACTATCAATGAATATTTTGAAGGTAATCCTGATGAAGTTTGTGATACCGAAAAAAAAATATATCATGATTGGGATAACGGTTCTGCTATAACTTTTGGTTATTTTCCAGTAAGTTTAGATGATGAGTATGAATTTATGTCATCAAAAAATAGTATGCATATAAACCTTGCTAATCTCGCAGCCCAAAAAGTAATTGGTAATTCTAATCTGTATTTTAGGCAAAGATATGGAAAAGATGGGGAAATAAAATTTAAAAACAAAGTTGGTGATGAATGCATGAGAAGGGCTTATTGCAAAGGTAGATATTGGACTTATCCAAAAAGTGAAATACCATACCCTTCATTAATTTCGTTTTGGGAATACCCATCATCCGAACAATTAAAAGAAATTTGTGATAGATTAAACATTGATGTTAATAATACTATATTCGTTCAAAATAGATTAAAACCAAGTCATAATATGACAGTAAAAGAGTATATTGATGGCTCTTATGAAAGTCATGAAGAAAAAACTGATTGGAATTTTAATAGCAAACTAATTAAATTTATTAAAGATTATCATGATGTGGACAATTCTTGGAGTGCTAGAAAAGAAAGAAATGGTTGGAAAACATTAGCACAAAGAAACGCTACGATATATCAAGAAGAAAAAAAACCTAAAGATACAATAAAAGAAAATAATATGAAAGAAAATAAATATCAGAAAGAGTTTTCAAACTACATTGAAATTATGAATGAGGCTCTTAAAAGAAACGATTTCAAAGCATACAATGTGGCTAAAAGCATGTTGGAGGAAACCATTGAAGATAGCAAGCAAGAAGAGGCATTGTTAGCTGAAATGAATACCAACAATTTCGGTATTCTAAACCACATTTTTGAGCAGCAGCTACCAACTCTTATCAAGAGCAACAAAAAGGCTGTCAAAAACGTTATAAAGACTATTAAAGAGGATAAGAACTTGCTAGGTCAGTTCAATTTCTATAATGTAGTTAAGAATCAGTACAAGGGAGATACTGCAAACTTGGTTGAAGCAAAGGAAGCTTTGGAAAAACTAGCAGAGATTTCTGTTAAAGGTATTGACCAGAAGACTGTTAAGGAATCAAACAAGAAACTTAGAAAGGTTATGCTTGAAAATAACGTAGTTCCAACTGAGTTTGTTGATGAAGAGAATAAACAGTTGTATGAATCTGGTCATGTTATTCTTACACGTAAAAAGACTACTGCAAACATGATACCTCTTATCGAGAGCTATCATAATGTATGTCAGTATATGGAGAATCACAAGAATGATGCTGTAAAGGAGAGTAAGAATCCAGATGAATTGATAAGAGAGTTTGAGGAAAAGTTGAAGAACAATCTTAATGAATCTGAGATTTCATTCGTTCAGCAGATTACTGATTTCAGAACTCCAATTGCAGAGCAGAGAAAAGAAAAACTTTTCAATAAGTTTAAGAATGAGTGTCTTGAAAAGATTAATGCAATGTTGAAGGAAGATGCTGAGAATTCTGGGTTAATTGATTTAAGTAAGCAGATAAATGAAATGACATTCGATAAGAATAACATCGTTAAAGACATTGCAAAGTTGCTTGAAATAAGAGATATATTAATGGATGATTAATTGTTATGAAAAATATTATAACTGAAGTAATAAATGATTATCTAAATAGTAAGTGCATGGTAAATGAAAATTTCTATTGGGGTGAGGGTGATGCTAGAGCTATGAGAAATTGCAAGCAAACTCTCACAGACGTTTATAACCGTATGTTGAAAAACGGTTTAACAAAAAACGTGTATGTGGTTCAACAGCTTGGGGATATAATAAACAGACTTGATAAGTTATCAAGATGAAAAAATGGCTGAGAAACGAATCTCAGCCATTTGTTTTGGGAACGATATACCTGTTGGCAGTAAGTACCAATAGTGTATAGATATACAAAAATGAGCAACCAAACACGGTTGCTCATTTTCATTATACCAATGTGTTCAACACTTGTATCTGTGATGACGGTATATTATCATAGGTAAAGACAGCAGTGGGATTTCTTTGGTCTCTGTATAACTTAAATAGTTTAATATTTGACACATCAACTTTGAGAATAACCATATCATTAAGATTACTTTGTACCATATCTTTGATTTCTGATATATTCTTTCCTAAATAAATACGTTCAGGAAAGTTTCCTTCAGACCTTGGAACTAATCCAATGGTCAATATTTTCTGTAATACGCTTTTGTTTGTTGCGTGATAAAATATCTCATTAGGTTTTTGATGATATACCTCACTGAATTTTGCTTCTAATATTATTGAGAAAGATGTCAATTGTGGATTCTTGCCTAAGAAGTCATACAAACTAATTTCTTTACCTCTTTTGGTAGTACAAATAAACTCACCATTAAAATTGAAAAAACGATATGGTATATATCCGTTGTTTACCATTTGTTCTAAATCAATATGGCTCGTAAACCATCCCAACAGATTGTTTGCAGTTTTAATAATTTCAGTGAAATTGCTAATATTGTTAGAATCTAACTTAATACCAACGAAATCATTATACTGTGGGTCATTTCCTTTTCCTCGTTTCATATAAGGGTTATATTTCAATGAAACTATTTTGAGGATGTTTGGAAACTTTTTCTGCATATATGATTTGCATACATCCATATTATATGATTTCAATTTTCATATAAATATCAATTTTGCTGCGAAATTACAGATATTTATCGAATAAAACAAAATCTATCTGATATTTATTAGAAAAATACGTATTAAAATGATTAATGAAATAGGAAATACACCAAAGTATCAAAAACTTCTTGGTAGGCTTCAAGCAAGGAAAAATAACAAACAAGAAGGTAATTCAGACAGAGATATAGAAAATTATGCTAAAAAGCATTGGACTGATTGTAAAGGTAAAAGAGCTTATGGTACTGACCTTGAGAAATCATATAATGATGGGTATGATGAGGAATACTACAATATTATGAAACCTCGTTATGATAGCATATGTAATTCAATTGAGAAATATAAGCAACGTAAAAATGAATCAAAAACTATGAATAATAAATTAATTAGATTGACAGAATCAGACCTCCATAGAATTGTGAAGGAATCTGTTAATAGGATATTAATAGAGACTAGTGGTGGTTATAATCAGTTCTCCGATATGGATTTTGCTAGTGATGGAGACCCATATGGTTTTTTCGATGATGAAGATGCGGATGAAAACGAGCTTCTTAATCTTTCAGGCCTATACAAGTTGAATGGTAGGAATTCATTGGTCACAGATAATGGCTCAAACTCCTACATTTCATATGGTGGAAAACGTATAGAAGGCTTAAAAGCCGTTGATGTTCTTGAAAGAGTAAAAGACATTTTGAGAACCAAAAAACAATATGAAGACAGTGACAAAGCAAAAACATTAGCGAAAGTTTTGCTTGGGTCAAATAATATATAATTACCAAAATACATATAGAATATGGATAGAATCAATGAAATAGGTGATACCAAGAAAGGTCAAGAAATGCTTGGTAGAACAGCAGAGAGGGCATATCAACGTGCCCAACGTACAAGTGGTGCTGATAAAAATAGATATATGAGAACATATAACGATACCTATAAAACTGGTGGCAAATCCTCCAATAAACATCTTGGTGGTAGTAGAGAACATTTTGATAATGGTAGGGATTATGAGTACGAGAAATGGGCAGATGAACATAATGGAAATGTAGCAGAATCAAAAAC